AGTGATTATACTGATTATATTACTAATACTTTTACAGGATTTGAATTAAAAGATATTCCTGTAAATTCTATTAAGACAGATTTGCCTAAGTTAGATTCGTCTAAAGTAGAACAATATAAAACAATGGACTTTAGTAAAGCACCTCCTATTGTCATTGGTGATGGATTTATCTTAGATGGTTACCATAGAGCTAATGTAGCAAAAGCCCTGGGTATTCCTACTATCAAGGCCTATGTTGGTATTAAACGTGTAAACGAGATAACGATGGTCCCTACAGTTGCTAAAAGTAAACGCCAACATTTAGATGTTATGCCCAATGATGGTCGTCCTATTCCCGAAGGTGACGAAAGCCATTACTTAGGCAACTTAGTGGCTGAAATGGGAGATGGCTTTCAACTATGGTCTTGGAAATCTCGATGGGATATAACTTACTATGTGTTTGATACTAACACAAGAATCTGTCAATTAGCTACAACAGGTAAACAGTATCCAGAAAATCCTAACAGTTTTGTTGTTATGGGACTATACTCTGGTCCCAAGAATCGTGTCCGTGCTGCAGACTTATATGCCTTCCTTGTTATTAATCGTGGACTAACCTTGGTGTCGGATAACAAGCAAAGCGAAGGTGGCTATCGCGTATGGCAAGAGTTAGAAAAACGTTTTGGTAAAAAAATTAATATACACGGCTTTGATACACGAACAGACAAGGGTGTTAATGTAACAACAAAAGATGAACCCGATACTCATGTTAGTCGTAGCGAAGTTAAAAAGGCCGGTCCACATATGAAAAAAGAATTAGGCTCTATATCAAGAGACCTTCGCTTTGTAGCAAGTGCAAAATAAAAGGAAGAAAAATGCAAACATTTACATTTACAATCAACGGACAAACTTATAACATTACTGCTGCTAATTACTTAGAAGCTCGAGCACAGTTAGATGCTTTATTGAATGCCGGTTAATAGGTTCAAATGAGAATAGACGAAATACAGCTTGGTCGTAGTGTAACTTATAATTTCTACGACATCTATGCATTAGTTCAACAACGAGACGGTCGTCCGGGGTTAACTATTCGACTTCGTCCTGATCGTCCAGCTGAGACTCGCAAAAGCGGTATATATGTCTGGAAACATCCAGACTGGGGTTATTTCTATGTAGGCATTGCTGCCGCAGATAACTTTACAGCACGTTGGCATAAACATATACAAAAATTGTTAGATCAATGTACATCGGCGGCACAGATGCACAACTGGAAACAGTTTGCTGATAAGTTTGCAGCCGCTGGATATGGCATTGAAGATTTAAAAGACGTACAGTTAAGATTTTATCCTATTACCACTGTGGCACAGCATGGTGATCGGGCGGTACTAAAAAAAGAATTAGAGACTATCGAAGATCGTATAGTAGCTTGGTTGAATCCGGCTTGTAATTATCAATACAATCCAGCCAAACCCAGTGCTACCAAATTTCCTACTCAAAAGAACACCCCTTAGGACCGTTTAGTTACGGTTTGGTGTGGCCGGCTGCTGGCCTTGAACATTTGGGAGTCGTGCCCCACGCGATGTTCAAAAAGTGAGCAATAATTCCAAAATGCTCTTGCTTTATTAAACTAAGTAGTATATAATACATTTTTCAATTAGGAGACTATATGTCATCACGTATGTTTAGCGGCGAACAAAAAGCCAAACTCACCCAAATTATCAACGAAGGTATGGCTGTGCTACAAGAGATCGAAGACCTCAATGCCGGACTTAGCGATACTGTAAAAGCCATTGCTGAAGAGTTAGAAATTAAACCAGCAATCCTAAAAAAAGCAATCAAGATCGCTCAAAAATCTAAGTTAGGTGAAACTAATCAAGATCACGAGGACTTAAACACCATTTTAGAAACAGTAGGTAAAACGCTTTGATAGAAATATTCAATGGCACTGTAAACTACATTCGACGCGACTTCCAAGAATGGCCGTTGCGTTTCTGTGCTGAGTTGTTTAGTTGGGCCTGTAGCGTAGTCAGTGCCATTATATTTGCCTGTACGGTTCCAACTATTCCTGTAGTTCCACTATACGCAATATTCATTTCAGGATGTTGTGCTGCGGCCTGGACTTGTTGGACACGTGGTAGCTTTGGCTTATTGGCCAACTATGCTTTTTTAATTACTATTGATTGTATTGGTCTTGCAAGAATGCTCCTGACCACTTAGTGATTGCATGATCGCTTGCTGCGGCATGTGCTTCTACACCAGCATGTGTTCCAGTAAATGGATAATTGTTTTTTCTTGACCAATCAATAAAACCTGAATCGTCGAACAAATAAAAGCGATTCCAGGAAATTAAATTTTTTAAACTCTCGATATACCCTGTTGGATTATTAAATAGATAGCTGTTGATAAAAGCATCATTATCTATAGAAAACACATAGGGTATATTTTTTTGACTTAAAAATGTCTGTGCTATTAACATAGCTTCTAAGGTGTAGCAAATTTCTGTATACTCATATTGCCCCGGTCCATCGATCCATTCGCGAACGATTCCCGATTCGGCACGGCTGTTTACAGTAAATCCAGTCCAGCCAGTTTCCGCTGGTACTTCGTATCGGTTGGCCGCTGTCCATAATACAAAAACAAAGTCTCTTGGTTGATAGTCGAATTCAGTTATTTTTCGAGTAATTTTGTGATTGCTGGTTACAGGTTTCCCATTACATAGATATTCTATACCTAAATGCTTGGCAATTAATGCTGTAAATGCTAAACTACGATCTGCAGCAGGCAATTCGTTTCCTGTAATCGGACTTGAACCATAGGCAATAAATCTTGAATAATTTGACATATGAATATTTAACTGTTACAATAGTAGGAGTAAATATTACTAAGAGTCGTTCACTTAAGAACAAGCAGAGTAGTGCCAGCTCAAAGTGGCATAGGAGAATATATTGAGTTACATAGATGCTCTATTTGATAGAGACAAAGATCGTATTCATGTAGTAGAACGTGTAAATGGCGAGCGGGTATACAAAGAATATCCGGCCAATTATACCATGTATTACGACGACCCTCGCGGCAAATTTCAAACAATTTACGGCACACCAGTAAGTCGTTTTACCACACGCAATTCAAAAGAATTCCACAAAGAACTGCGAATCAATTCTAACAAACGCTTATGGGAATCGGATATCAATCCCATCTTCCGTTGCTTGGAAGAAAACTATCTTGGTGCGGATTCACCAAAATTACACACAGCCTTTTTCGATATTGAGGTCGACTTCGACCCCGAACGTGGCTATTCAAAACCCGAAGATCCATTTAATCCTATTACCAGTATTTCAGTCTACATGGATTGGCTTGACAAAATGGTTACTCTTGTTGTGCCACCTAAGAGTTACTCATGGGCAACCGCCGAAGAAATTTGCAACAAGTTTGATAACTGTTTCTTATTTGAACGCGAAGCAGACATGTTAGACACGTTCTTAGACCTAATACAAGATGCAGACATCATGTCAGGCTGGAACTCGGAGGGTTTCGATATTCCCTATACCACAATGCGTATTAATCGTGTACTGTCAAAAGATGATACACGTCGTTTATGCCTGTGGGGTCAATATCCCAAGCAACGCACCTTTGAACGCTTTGGTGCAGAACAATTAACATTTGATTTAATCGGACGAGTGCATATGGACTATATGCAACTGTACCGCAAGTATACATACGAAGAACGTCATAGCTACAGTTTGGATGCTATCGGCGAATACGAGGAAGTGGGTAGTAAGGTCGCTTATGAAGGTACCTTAGATCAACTATACAACAAAGAGTTTGAAAAGTTTATTGACTATAATCGTCAAGATACTGCATTGTTGGCCAAGTTAGATAAGAAATTACGTTTCTTAGATTTGGCTAACGAACTTGCACATGACAATACTGTTTTGTTGCCTACAACAATGGGTGCTGTGGCTGTTACAGAACAGGCAATCATTAACGAAGCACATGCTCGTGGAATGGTTGCACCAAACCGGAGAAGTAGAGATGATCAAGGAGACACGCAAGCGGCAGGTGCCTATGTTGCTTACCCCAAAAGAGGGGTTCACGAATACATCGGTGCCATTGACATTAACTCGCTCTATCCCTCGGCTATTAGAGCCCTTAACATGGGACCGGAAACGATTGTTGGGCAACTCCGCCCAACAATGACTGATCATTACATTAAAGAAAAACAAACCAGTGGCAGTAGTTTTGCCGATGCCTGGGAAAATATGTTTGGCACATTAGAATACAATGCTGTTATGAACACGGAACCCGGTACTGAAATAACCATAGACTGGGAAGGTGGCAACAGTACTGTACACTCAGCAGCCGATGTTTGGCGTATGATATTCGATAGTCGCCAACCCTGGACCTTGAGTGCCAATGGTACAATATTTAAGTATGACACAAAGGGTATTATCCCTGGATTATTGGAAAGATGGTATGCCGAACGAAAAGAAATGCAGGCCAAGAAAAAGGCCGCAACCACTCCAGAAGAAACTGCGTTCTGGGACAAAAGACAACTCGTCAAAAAAATTAATCTTAATTCACTCTACGGCGCGATCCTCAATCCGGGGTGCAGGTTCTTCGACCAGCGTATTGGCCAGAGCACAACGCTTACTGGCCGTATCATTGCCAAACACATGGACGCCACGGTTAACGAGGCAATTACGGGCTCTTATGATCACGTCGGCACAAGTATTATCTACGGTGACACGGACTCGGTATACTTTAGTGCGTGGCCGGCGCTCAAAGAAGAAGTAGCCGCAGGTCGTATGGAATGGAACAGAGAAATCTGTGTACAACTATACGATACTATTGCTGAAGCAGTAAATGATTCATTCCCTGCGTTTATGGAACGTGCTTGTCATTGTCCACGTGAGATGGGTAGTATTATCAAAGGTGGTCGAGAACTTGTAGCTTCAAAAGGTCTATTCATTAAGAAAAAACGATATGCTGTATTAATTTACGACATGGAAGGTGTACGTCTGGATACACACGGCAAGCCGGGTAAAGTCAAGGCCATGGGTTTGGATCTGAAACGTTCAGACACTCCCAAGGTAGTACAGGATTTCTTAAGTGAAATCTTAATGATTGTGTTGACCGGCACAGGCGATGTACGTCAAACTGTAATTGACAAAGTACGTGACTTTAAACTGCTGTTCACCGAACGTCCAGCTTGGGAAAAGGGTACACCTAAACGTGTAAACAATTTAACCAAGTACACAGCCGAAGAACAACGATTAGGTAAAGCTAACATGCCCGGACACGTTCGTGCCGCGATGAATTGGAATAGTCTAAAACGTATGCACGGTGACAACTACAGTACCAGTATTGTAGATGGTATGAAAACTATTGTATGCAAGCTCAAAGATAATCCTTTGGGGTATACAAGCGTAGGTTACCCAACAGACGAAACACATATTCCACAGTGGTTTAAAGATTTGCCGTTTGATCAAGATGCTATGGAAATGGGCATTGTAGATCAAAAAGTAGAAAACTTATTGGGTGTGCTGGAATGGCGTATTGCTGAAAGCACAGATATTAAAACAACATTTGATAGTTTATTCAGCTTCGAGTAATATATGGGACTATATGATCTTGTCACTCTAAAAACATCATTGCTGAATGCACTGAATGTTGAACCTTCAATTGGCACATTAACTGAGCTACGCCAAAACTTGGCAAAAATCAAAACCTACGATTTAAAACTTAATAATGAACAAGAAGAATACATTAATTCTCTTATTAACCATTACGATAATGTAATTGAGTCGGTTAGAAAACCATCCAACGAATTTAAAAATTATCTTGGACAAATCAATTCTCAAATTGAAGAAACTACACATAGACTATTTGCTAATAATTATGAGTTAGAGAAAAAGCCCGACTCTGTTGACTATGTTCGCACTCACAGAAAATTATCAATGCCGGGGCAACAAGATAAAAATAATATTATTCGAGAAAAATTATTTCAACGTACAAGTTGGTTATATCCTTCATTGGAAATTGGATGTCGTGACGGAGAATGGACTCAATATCTTACATCATCCGATCCATTGTATATTGTAGATCAATTTAGAGAATTTCTTGAATTTACTAACAATAAATTTAATGAAGCTTATCAAAAAAGATTGAGAAAATATCAATTAGTAAATCACGATCTTAGTATGTTGCCCGCCGGACAGTTTGCGTTTGTTTTTAGTTGGGGGTATTTTAACTACGTTAGTATGGATACCATGAAAATCTATCTACGGCAAATATTTGATTTACTACGACCCGGCGGTTCGTTTTTATTCACATATAATGACGGTGATACTCCACAGGGTGCTGGGTTAGCTGAGGGCATGGGACAAACATATATGCCACGTAGCTTTTTAATTCCGCTGGCTGAATCATTTGGCTTTGAAGTACTTGAACAATCGGGATTTAGTAGTCATATAAATTGGTTAGAATTAAAACGACCAGGTGAGTTAAAAACAATCAAAGCACATCAGGTATTGGGCAAAATAAGACATAAACCAAGCAGTATATCAACACCAGTTGTAGAACATCCATTGTTAGGCCAAGTACCGGATCAAGCATTAAAAGTCAATGTAGAAGCATTAAGTTTGGATGAACTAAGAGACATGGCTATAGAGTTAGGCATAGGCACACCAGATACAGTTCGTTATGGCATGCAACCGGACCAATTAAAACAGGCAGTAAAAGAGCGATTAAAATAATCAAACCAATTGACAAATCTAAATACAATCACGTATACTAATAAACACAGGAGAAACTTATGAAAGACCACTTACAAGATAT